TGGAAATATTCTTACAGCAAATCGTGCTGGTCTTGCATAACCTTCTGCTCGTGCCATTGAAGCACGAAAACGACCAATTGTATTTTCTGTATTGGCGTGTTGTCTTAATCGAACATCTCCATCAATATTATTCATAGATTTATCTCTAGGAAAACCTATTCTAATATCAAATGGACCTACTCTTTTATCGCCTCTTAAAATTGCCATTATGCTCTCCTCCAGACTGCCTGTTCAGTTGCACCCACAAATCTTGCGACTGGTAAGAATATTGCAATTGGCATTTCATCTGCTGTGATGTTTAAAAATGATGTTCTCACATGGTTCCATAAATAATGTTTTGTTGTCTTTTTCATATAGGGGTTGTTTCGTAATGCATTGTAATTAAACTTATATCGTGTTCTTGTATCATATCTTTTGTCGGATGCAAATTCAGACAATCGCCTTAAAAATGCAACTCTTGTTCCGTATGGCAAATAGTGAAAGTTACAACCATAGAACCCACCCTTTGCAGGTTCAATGGGAAATATCAATGGAAACCTATCATAATATGGTAATGTTGCTTTATGTTTAGCGTCATACCCAAACAAATTCATCACTCCATACTTTGGTCGCATTGTTGCTTTACCTTGATTAATCAATCCTCTGGCACCAGGTGTTGTCATTTTACGCACCTGTCTCCTGTACCAGTCATATGCTTTTGGTCCTGTTGTACTATCAAGTATTTTATCGAATACTGTTGCCATAATACTATTTATATTACTTTATTGAATAGATTGCCACCTTGTTTGACTTTCCTTTCACTTGAACATCATCTAGCTTTCTAAATTTAAACTTATCTTTTACTGTTTTATATGTATCTTCACCAATGACTATTGTTGTATCATAGTTTTTACTGATACCTTCTAAACGACTAGACCATAAAAAAGGGACACTAAAAAGTGCCCCTATCTTATTATAAAGTATTTTAAACTGGTTACTTTAGACTATTTTTTCCAAAGTGCCCAAAGAATTCCTAGTGTAATAAGTCCAATGAGTCCTTGAGACCCAAGTTCTCCCACAATCGAACTAATGTTTCCAATTACGCCCAATGATAAGAAAGGGACTGCTGAACCGAAAACAACTTCCAGTACAATTGATAATGTAATTAGGGAAATAGCAATTCCTTGCACATTACCTATTACATCTGATATTGACTTCCACATATTCATACTCCTTTGTTGTTATTTAATTTGATATCTCAAATCTTCACATAATCAATTTAACAATTATATTTATATAAAAAGGGGGTTGAAAATGATATCCAACCCCCATATAAAGAAACAGATGGAGAGATTATTCGTCCTCTTCCGCTAATTTACTGAAATAATCAAGTGTTTCATCACTATCCTTATCAGCATTAACTGTAGAGGATGTATCTACTGTTTCCTTTACAACTGGACTATTGTGAGTTGTTGCAGGTGGGATTGCAACATCTTCAGCAGTTCCAGTACTCCTAACACCACTCAAAACTTTATCAAGTTTCGCCTTTAATTCATCATATGATTTAAAGTTATCAGGTGCAAGGAAAGGTTTTAATGGATATTGTTTGTTCCATAATTCTTCTATTGCTTCATCATTAGATTTAACAGGTGTCTTACTATCAAATTCTGACTTATCATAGTTCCAAAATCCATCCACTTTTCTAATTTTTAGTTTGAAATTTGCCCCCTCCCAAAAATCAAATGGGTTGATAGGTTTCTCATCTTCAAATTCAGGTTTCATCGCTTCTGTAATCTTGTCAAATATCTTCTTACCAAATTTGAATAGTTTTACTTGACCTTCTTTTTCAGGATGTTTTGAATCATTGATAATCAGAATATTAGCAATATAAGAGAGTTTTCTTTTTCTCTTTCTTGCAATTTCTTTATCTGCTTCAACACCAGAGTTCCAAAGTAAAGTATTTGCTTCACTAACTGGATCTTTCTTGTTAAGTGTTGTTAAACTGTTTTCAATAAACCAACCGCCAGGTCCTTGAAAAGCATGGGACCATAATCGTGCCCAAGGCAAATCTTCATCTTTAACTGCTGGTAAAAATCGAAAAACCGCATACCCATTACCAGATTTATCTAACTCTGGTTTCCAGAATCTATCATCGGTAAAGGATTGTTTTTCTCTTGGTGGTGCGACTTTTGAGAGTTCTTGAACAAGAACATCTAGGTTTGATTTTGAGCGTTTTAACGCTGCTATACTCGTATTCATATTTTTATATCTCCGTATGTTTGTATGTTTGTATTCGTATATTTCTTATCCACAATGTGCATAATATATAAAAGTATTTATGAATTTAAAAAGTTCTCCGTGGGATTAGTTGGTACGGCACCCACAACTTTTCGGGAAGAGTCCAACATTTCTGTTTGAAAGATGGTCCCTAATAGAAACAAGTCCTGGTGTCTTCAGCGATTGCGCCATAACCCTCCAGACCTTTGCTTTACGCCCTCTTAAGCGTTGTTCAGCCAGAAGAAAGATATCTGTTGCACCAAACATCCTTTTACTTCTTAAACTCATAACTACTATTATAACAAAAAATGGTGTCAAAGTCAAGCATTATTCCTGATTAAATTTAAAAGATAATTGTTCGGTAAAATTATCTTCCAATTCATCAGCATAATCAACATCTCCATCAGAAGCTTTACATCGCTGACAGTCCTCCAATTGAACTCTTAATTCCTTATTATCCGATTCTAAATGTTGATTTTCTTTTAATAAATCATCTATCCGTTTATCTCTCACTTCTAATAGATGTGTTTGTTCTCTTATCTCTAAATTTTTATCCATTACAGTATGTTCTGCTGTAAATCTTCCTGCTTCATCACTCATACTACATCTCCTTTAGTTTCTTCTTTAATACCATCTTTAATTTAGTAGTATTGTAAGTTAAAAATGGTTTGTACCGAATTATTCTATCATAGAGTTTCGGCCACAAGACTTTTTCTTGTATCTTTTCGTTTAAATGTTTTGAAAAGTGTAGAATGTCATCCAATATCATAAATGTTTCCAGATTGATTTTCTTTGATAGAAAATATTTGAGTATTGGTGGGTGTTGTCCCTTTACCGAAGTAAATATATCATCAAAATGTAATTTCTTTGTTGTCATTTGTTCTATAATATAATCTATATCTTCTGCATAATAATATGCTAAAGATTCTATTTTCTTTTGCCACCCCTTGTAAGTATCATCACCAGTTCGACCAATGATGTCACCAATCCATATATTAGTACTAGTAACAAAATTGCTAACGAAATAGTCAACAAGGCTGTTATGGTTATAAGATTTAGAAAGCTTATGAAAGAAATACCTATCCCTTCTTTTAGTAAATGTTTCCAATCTTGCAGTTGTTCTCCCACCGTATTTATGAAAGTCATAAGTCTTTCCTTTACTAGTGAAGTGGAGTTTAACTGCCAAATAGATTTTATATACTTCAAAACCATTCACTTCTAACCTTCAATAACACCCATTATCCATAGGGTGCCAAAAATAATGTATACTACTGTTACTGGATCCATAATCTTTTCCTTTCTTAAATTGGTAACTTTGCTGTTTTGTCTTTCAACATATTTAATGATTGTGCCTCGTAAGCAATCTTTTCTTTTAAATGTTTATTGATAAGGGGTTTAACACTACTTGGATCTATTTTATTTTCTTCACAATATAATACAACTGCTTCCATATAACTCATTTTTTTATCTTTCACATAACCTTCTATCAATAAAGCAAACTTACTTGGTGTTATTATCATTACTACTATTATACACGGTTTTGACTCTTTTGTCAAGATAATTCTCATAAACATTTTCACATTTAGTATAACCTGCAAAATGTCCCAACCAATAAGCACAATATCCAATTGCCCCTATTGCTAATAATACAAAAAAATATTCAATCATAATAACTCTCCTTTGTTTTGGGAAGCGGGCGGAGATATAGGTCCGCCCTTCCTACACTTAACTTCCCTGGTATAGTCTATCGGACTTGAACCGATACATTCTTGCGAACATTAGATTTTGAATCTAACCTGTCTACCAATTCCAGCAAGACTACTCTTACTCCCTATTTGGGAAATCTTTCTAAATCTTTCTTTCGCATCACAGGATCATAAATCTCTCTAGTTTGTTCAGAACCAGACAGATAACCTATTAAATAAGCACACGCTACTAATATACCCATTGGTAATAAAACATCTAATACTTCCATCATAATAACTCTCCTTGTAGTAAGTTTAAAATGCCAGTTTCTGTTGCAAGGTACTGGCAAACCCCAGCGACTCTATGCCGCTAATGCATACTCCGTAAAGTTTGCGTTTATGTTTTTGGTCATTCAAGGGAACCACCCCTATTCTCTCCAATACGGTTTCTGATATGAATCGATCCTAATTCCACCCCTCAAAAGACTATTATAGTACTTTAAATGGTGGAGTGGTCGGGAATTGCACCCGAGTCTTCCCTATCTACTCCCATTATCTTCAACGAGAATTTAAAAAGCCTACGATTTTATTTAATTTAAAACCGTGAGACCAAACTCCTCGACTTATTAAACTTTTATGCCAACTATTGTAAGATATGCCTTCAATATTATTCAGATGGAATAAAGCAAGGCAATCGGCTTGAACCTGATTGCCTTCTTTATCTTCAAGAATATAAATCTTTGCATATCCGTTTTTATCTAGTTGTCTTTGTTTTTTATATTTCATAATCTGTCGACCCTAACTTAAAGGTCCTCAAAATCCTAAAAACTCCTAAATGGAGTTTCTAAATGGAGTTTCGATTCTAAAGACTCAAATTCACTTTCTTCCAAACTCCATTGTAGGTACCAGGATTCACTTCAGGTTTTACTTTATTTTCTTTAACTTCGTCATAAAACATAAGTTCTACGCCATAACCTAACACACAAGTTTCATTTTTATCTAACATAGTCATCAACACAGACATATCTTTTAATCTGTCTTTGTGTACAAACACAGTAAGCATTGCAACCAATTCACCTGTTTGTGGAATAATTACTTTGCCCACAACTAATGGTTCATTGTTAAAGTTTTCTGTTACTGTTCTTAACATAAAT